AAAAAAAAAGAAACTAATTTACAAAGACGAGGAGTTGAATGTTCGTTTCAATCTGAAGAAGTTAAGAAAAAAAGTGAAGAGACAACTTTAGAGAAATATGGAGTTAAACATAATAGTCAATCGCAGGAAATAAAAAACAAAAAAAAAGAAACTAATGTACAAAGACGAGGAGTTGAATGTTCGTTTCAATCTGAAGACGTGAAAGAAAAAAGTAGACAAACTAACTTGACTAAGTTAAATGTTGAGTATCCTATGCAATCCATCAAAGTACAAGAAAAAAGTAAACATACGTGTAATGAAAAATACGGGTTTGATTATTCTATTCAATCTGAAGAAGTAAAAGAAAAAATTAGACAAACTACATTAGAACACTTTGGTGTAGAATGTTCTCTTCAATCTGAAGAAGTTCGTATGAAAGGTAAACAGACTTTGATGAATACACTTGGAGTGGATCATAATATGAAATCTCAGGTGTGCAAAGATAAAACAAAGAAAACATGGCAAAAAAACTATGGAACAGATCATCCTATGCAAAATCCTGATGTAGCTGAAAGATGCCTCGAAAACTCATTTCAATGGAAACATTATACATGGAAATGTGGAACAATTTCAAAATATCAAGGTCATGAAAATTTTGCATATGATGAACTTATATTAGAAGGTTACACATTTAATGATGTAATTACTTCTCGAAAAGATGTACCTGAAATTTGGTGGTGCGATTCAGATAACAAGAAACATCGTTATTTTTGTGATATATATTTACCAAATTTGAATAAACTTATTGAAGTCAAAGGTGAATGGACATTTAGAGAAGAAGAGAGAGATGTAATTTTTAGGAAAGCTTTAGCTTGTATAGAAAAGGAGTTTGATTTTGAAATATGGGTTTTCGATAAAAAAGGAAATAAAAAACAAGTTATCAAAGAATTTAAATGAATCTATTCAGAGAACTTGTTGTAATTTGGTAAACTGGAGCTAAGAAACACGTATAAAAAAGTGTCTCAAAATTAGTTAAATAAAAAACAAACTAGAACTAAAATAAAAATGAATATATTCTTCCTATCGCTCAATGTCAATAAATGTGCCAGAATGTATTGCGACCAACATGTGATCAAGATTCTTCTCGAAATTGTTCAGATGTTGTATACTGCCTGGCACCTAAGCGGTGAAAAACCTCACAAATCAGCCTACAAGATTGCTCACCCAAACCATCCTATGTGTATGTGGGTGCGTGCATCAAGGGAAAACTACATATTTACAACGAAACTCGGAATGGCTCTCACCGTCGAGTATACTTATAGGTACGGAAAGTGTCACGCGTGCACCAAACACATCTTGTGGCTGTTTACCCATATTCCAAAACACTTTGAGTTTAAAAAGAGTTCCACAGCCTACTATGGTTTGTATGATATACCACAGTGCATGCCTCCAGAACACCAACAACTCGACCCAGTTTTGGCATATTGGTCCTATTATAAAACAAAAACATTCGCAAAATGGTCTAAAAGAAAAAAACCTACTATTGATAGGATGCTTCTTCATCAACCCACCGTAATAAGATGGTTAAAAGGAGACCTCAGTTTCTTACCAGAAATTGTACACAGGAATAAAACAGCTGATATTGAAGAGATGAAGAAACTCGAAGACGTGTGGGGACGTCAAATGCTAAAACTCAAGAGACCAGATTTAAATATCAAAAAACAATGGTCTGGTGTGTTTGGAGAGGAAATTTGCAAAGAGGCATTTGAGTTGATGGGAAAACAAATAAACAAACCCGAAAAGAAGAATAATCATCAACCAGATTTCGAAGTTGATGATTATATTATTGAGGTCAAAAACAAGACATATTTTACAACGGGAACTGCTAGTGAAAAGATTCTTGGTGTGCCTTTTAAATATGCAAACGTTCCAGAACTGTATAATAAACCACTTCGTATTCTTTGTATAGGAGGAGCTGAAAAGGACTGTAGAGACTATGGAATACTGAACCCGGACCCTATAAAACAAAAGTACCTAGACTTTTTTGCAGACAATAAAATCACATACATGACATTTACAGATTTTTTACCAAAACTTCATTTACCCGAGACTCTGGATTTTTTGAGTTTATCGCACGACGACACGATATTACCTCCATCTGAAACTGTTTAAATGATTCCTTCACAAGAACCACATCCGCATTACTCATGAGCCACTTACACGGCAACTTTTTACACATTTCAAAAAGAGTTTCATGGTCAGACCCCGAAAATCCTTTTACAGTGTAATTTACAAATGAAGTCACATTCACAGGTGCGTATGGTGGATCCAGGTACACAAAGTCGCCTTGTTGAACCTTTTTTAGGGATTCGGTAAATGAACAATCCGTGAATATAACTTTTTGTATTAATTTTGAAACATTTCGAATATGTTCTTCATTTATAATCTCAGGTTTTTTGTTGTGACCAAATGGAACGTTGAAGCCATTGGGACCTTCTCGGTACACACCTCGAAAACATGTCTTGTTTAAAAATAAAAACATTACCGTGTTTGGTTCCGCATTAAACTTTTTCCGAATGTCATAATAGTACACTTCTTGTTCCTCAAGTGATAAATTTTTAAAAGGTTCTATTAATTCTTGAACTTTTTTTATAAACTCGTTTGGATATTTCTGAATGTCTCGATACAAGTTTACGAGGTGCACATTCACATCACTCGCGTAGACTTTTCCAGACACTTTACCAGACTCGAGAACTGTCAATAGAACACTCCCACCTCCCAGAAATGGTTCATGATAATTTTTACAAGTTGGAATCAAGTTATTTATTGTATCAAGTATCTGGGTTTTACCCCCGACCCACTTTAAAAATGGCTTCATTTAGTAATTTAGATAATTAAATCTTTATTATATTAACAATGAAAAAGCTTTTCACAATTTGTCTCTCATGGAACTCGTCAAAAGATGACGACGATGAGGACACTTAGAGACAAGGTCACCTGATTAACAAAAGAAGGAAGATGGAGGAGATTCGTCAGTACCACAACTTGGTAAAACGTCAGCTCATCCAAAGCGCTACCCAATCTGGAAGCAGTGTTTTGGATGTTGGCTGTGGCTTTGGTGGTGACTTGCAAAAGTGGACTCATGCGGGTGTCCGAACACTTGATATGTGCGATCCAAGCGCCGAGGCTCTGGTTGAAGCCAGATCTCGTGCGTCAAAAATGAAGATTGTTCCCAACTTTTTTCACGGGGACATACTTGTGTGCCCCACAAACAAAAAATACGACATAATTTGCTACAACTTTTCACTTCATTACATTTTCGAGAGTTACCGTCTCTTCAAAAATAGTATTCGTGCAATCAAGGACCGTTTACGCACCGGCGGAAAACTCATAGGGGTCATACCAGATTCTGAGTCTATTCTCATGAAAACACCCTTCAGTGACCCTCTCGGAAATTACATGCTTCGAAAAGATGACACTGGCTATGGAAACTTTGGTGAAAAACTTTTTGTGAATTTGGCTGATACCCCATTTTACGCAGATGGTCCCAAGTCTGAACCCATCGCCTACAAGGATCTTCTCATCACTGAACTTTGGGAACAAGGGATCGAACTCCAAGAGTGGAAACCTCTCACAGGAAATCCACTTTCAAAAATGTACTCGCAGTTTATTTTTGTTCGCACATAATAATGAAAACAGCGGTACTTGTGACCCTCTTAGCCCTACTTTGTGTGTTTCTCATCTGGAGAACCAATGAACCCAGGATTCTCACAGATGTGAAACGCAGGTACAACACCTTACGTTCATATTTAAAGAACAACAAGTCGAGTGTACCCGAAAAGTTTCACGTGTTGTGTAATCCCATTGTATTAACAGGTCGCGAAGCGGGTGATCTCGGGTACAACTCCAACAAGGGGTACGAGATTGGTCTGTGTCTCGACGGAAGTCCCAATGATGTCTTTCATGTGTTGCTCCACGAGTTGAGTCACTCGACTGTTGAAGAATATGATCATTCTGAACAATTTTGGAAAAACTTTTCAGAACTTAGGGATATGTGTGTCAACTTGGGTATATACGAACGCATACCACAGCGTAAATCATTTTGCGGGCAGTTTATACAGGATTAGAAATCGAGTGCAGCGGAGCCATGAGCTCCGCGAATGAGAACTCCATAAAAAAGTATTCGTATACTCTAAATGCAAACATCTTGGGGACAACTCTTTATCGGTGTTCTTCTGTGGACGCTCGCTATGTTGATGCCGGTTCTTATTTCGTATTTTCAGACAACAAACACAGTGGTTTCTCTGTTTTTGTTGACGACATTGTACCCGACGCTTCTTTCGCATCTTTGCCGATACGGAAGCTTTTGGATTTCGTACCAGGTCCTCATGGCAGCCTCGGCTATTTCCCTGGCTATTTCACTCTTTTTGATTTATGTGTTGAAGACGAAGAATCAGACAGTACTCAATGTTGTACCGCTGTCTGTTTTCATCCTTGCACTCGGTCTCCTTTCAACCAAATTTGACATGTACGGAACAAACGTGACTAGTCCTTGACCACAAAGCGGCGACCAAAGTAAAAAATGACAGCGGCTAAGAGAGCCGTGACGAGCGTTCCAACTATAGAACGCTTACCAGCCTCATCAAGAAACTTGGGAATCATGGTGGAAAGTTTGTCCTGAGCAAAACCTGAAAAGGCGAGAAGTGCAACAACGCCTGCGAGAAGAGCCTCCATCTGCTCATCTGTAAGGTTCATTGGGTTCTTGCTAGCAACAACGGGCTTTTGCGGCTGCTGCTGGTATCCCTGAGGAATGGGAATCTGTTGGTTGACAAACATGGGCTGCTGTGCCATCATATAACGAGGGTCGGGACCTCCGCCAGCTGGTCCGAGTATGTCTTCACCGGGCATAATATCGCTGATAGGTGTCGAGTCCATTCCTTTGGATATACTTTTATTTTTTTCAGGCGCATTTGGCGGAGTTGCCATCGGAACGTTGGGTTGGTACACCAAACTTTGTTGGGGATTAGTCTGCGCCGGTGGAGGAGGTTTTGAAGATGGAGGGTTTGCTGGAAACAAGGGTGTCATTCCACCATCAGACTCGTTCAGATTCATTGTACTGATTCCGTCCATTAACAATTATCAAGTTTTTATCAAATAAAAGTAAGCGCAGTCTTTGAGAATTTATAGACCCTATTTGATTTGTTGAGGTTATTACGAGACATCAGGTACACATTGTTCAACTCATTGTTTCGAATCTTGGAAGTTTTAAAAGTTTTGACAACATTGTTAAAAGTTGAGTTCAAAGGAAGTATGTACCCGTGGTAATGGTTTGTCACATTGAGACCTCTTCTAAGGTTCTTGTTTTTATAATTTTCTCTATTTGCATTTGGAAAGTAAAATGAATGTATCAATTTATTTCTGGTAACAACGATACCA